AACAGCAGTGTAACTGTTGTAGGTAATGCAGTTGTCAATGTTACTGGAAACAGATTAAATATTAACATTGGTAATGTAACTGTAACTGGAAATGCAGACGTTGATGTTACAGGTAACAGAAGTAATATTTCTACAGGAACTGTAACAATTATTGCAGATGCAAACGTATCGCCTACAGGAAGTAGAGTAAATTTATCAACAGGTCAGGTATCTATAAGAGCATGGGCTGACATAGATCCAGGTGCTTCACAAACATGGACACCAATAACAACAGGGGCAACAGGAACTTGGGTTGAAATAGATCCTTTACCAGTGCCACCAAAACCTTGATTCTGTTGAAAATTAATATAATATGTAATATAAGGAGAATAATATGGCATCAAGTACATCAAGTGACCTAAAACTAGAACTCATAACAACAGGTGAAAAGTCTGGTACATGGGGATCAATTACAAATACTAATTTAGAAATATTAGAACAAGCAGCATCAGGATATTTATCTTTAGATGTAGCTTCTTCAGATGTGGCTTTAGCCTTAACTAGCTTTCAAACATCAAATGGTAAAAATTTATATTACAAACTAACTGGAACTCTAGCAGCAAATAGAACTGTGACTATGCCAGATTCTGCTGAGAGAGTATTTATTATTGAAGATGCAACAACAAGATCAGCATCACATTATACACTAACAGTTAAAACTGTATCAGGAACAGGAGTTACAGTTCCTGTAGGTGCTAAAATGGTTTTATATTCAGATGGTTCAAACGTAAGTTCAGGACCAATTACAAAAGGTTACAACACAATAACTTCTGCATACACAGCTGTTGCAGGTGATCAAATTTTTGCAAACACAACAAGTTCAACAATTACAATTACATTACCAGCTTCTCCAGCTGTAGGTGATGAAGTTACAATCATAGATGCAAGAGGAACTTTTAACTCAAATAATTTAACAGTAAACAGAAACAGTCAACCTATAAATTCTGCTACATCAAACTTAACTTTAACTACAAATGGTCAAGCTATTACTGTGGTTTATGTAGATGCTACAAGAGGTTGGGCATTTAAAACAAATACAGCGTAAGGAGCTAACAAGATGGCTCTTGTTGATTTTAAACTACTTCCTGGAATAGATAAACAAAATACAACTGCAGGTGCAGAACAACGTTGGATTGATTCGGATAATGTAAGATTTAGATATGGCTTACCTGAAAAAGTTGGTGGATGGCAATCTCCAGTTAAAAAATCTTTGGTAGGTGTTGCAAGAGCAATGCACGCTTTTGTTGATGTAACAGGAAAAAAATATGTTGCAATTGGTACAGATAAATTTTTACTTTTATATTACGAAGGTGATCTTTTTGATATTACACCTTTAAGTGCAGCTTTAGGTTCAACAACTATTACAACAGTTTCTAGTTCACCTTTAGTTACTTTAACATCTACTGATCATGGAGTAGAAGCAGGAGATATTATTTCTTTAGCTTCAACAACTTTACCAAGTGGTACAGGTTTTTCTACATCTGATTTTGATGACAAATTATTTCAAGTAACATCTGTTGTGGATGCAAACAATTTTAAAATAACACAAAGCAGTAACGCTTCAGGTAACGCAGGTCCAGGAGGCAGTGTAACTGTAACTCCTTATGTAAAAATAGGACCACAGATTCAAACACAAGGTTATGGATGGGGAACAAGCACATGGGGAGCAAGCACATGGGGAACTGCTTCGACATCAAGTGATATAACTCTAGAACCAGGCCTCTGGAGTCTTGACAACTTTGGTGAAGTTTTAATTGCAACAATTGCAAGTGGTCAAACGTTTACATGGAATGCAGGTGCAAATAATCCTACAACAGTTAGAGCATCTATTTCTACATCTGGATTTACAACAACAAACAATCCAGCTATATCTAGATTTACAATGGTATCACCAACAACTAGACACTTAATTCATTTTGGAAGCATTATACCTACACCTCAAGGTGCAGCACCAAATGCTCCAGATGATATGGTAATAGTATTTTCTGATCAAGAAGATATTAATACATACCTACCTACTTCTACAAACACAGCAGGTAATCAAAGATTACAAGATGGAACTAAAATAATGTCAGCTATAAGAGCAAAAGAATCTATGTTAGTTTGGACTGATAACGCTCTTTATAATATGAGATTTGTAGGTTCACCTTTTACTTTTGGTTTTGATCAAGTAGGAACCAACTGTGGATTAATAGGTAAGAACGCTGTTGTAGAAATAGATGGTATCGCTTTTTGGATGTCACCAAAAGGATTCTTTGCTTTTGATGGTACAGTTAGATCTTTACCTTGTACCGTAGAAGATTTTGTTTATGATAATATTGACACTACAAAAGGACAACAAGTATTTGCAGGTATAAATAATTTATATACAGAAGTTATTTGGTACTATCCGTCTGCAAACTCAGACTATAATGATAAATATGTGATATATAATTATACAGATAAAGTTTGGTATACAGGCACAGAAGCTAGAACAACTTGGATAGACGCAGAGATATATGCAAAACCTTTTGCAACAAAGTTCACGAGTAATGCATCAGGGACCTTTCCTGTAGTAGTTGGAGAGTCTGGTTTAGGTAGATCACAATTATTTGAACATGAAGTAGGAACTGACCAGGTTGATGAAACAGGAGCTGTTACAACAGTTTCATCATTTATAAAATCTTTTGATTTTGACCTACAAGCTCAAGGCGGAATAGCAGGAGAAACATTCTTAGCTGTTAGACGTTTTGTTCCAGACTTTGAAACAATCGCAGGAAATGCCAAAGTTACCTTAGGAATTAAAAGGTATCCACAGCAATCTGACAGTTCAAGCAGTTTGAGCCCCTTTACAATTACCTCATCAACTGATAAAAAGGACACTAGAGCCAGAGGCAGGTTTGTTAACATAAAAATAGAAAACGATGCTGTCGCTGAGTCTTGGAGATTTGGTACATTTAAATTAGATATACAACCAGACGGAAGAAGATAATGTCAATATTTACACCTAGCACAGCTTTATATATGGATGTCTTAGACTATTTAGATAGAAGAGGAATTCCAAGCATCGCTGGTATTTTTGATGATTATGATCAAGAAACAAATCCTTATTCAACTAATTTTAAATCAGTTGTTATACCAGAAGACATAGTACCACCAGATCCAGCAGCAAGACTTCCTATGATGCCTATTCAAATAGAAGAACGTGGTGGTGGACCAAGAACAGGTAGATTTGGTAATTTAGATCCAGCATCTGAAAGAATGGTTTTGGTGGATGGAGTACCAACCACAGTTTACACCGATGCATCTGGTTTATTAAAAACTTTTGATGGAAAAAATGTAAAAGGAAAAGTAAATCCTCAAACAGGTGCTTTTGATTATGAATTTGCTGCAATTTCACCTGGTGTTGAGACATACGCTGCTGATGCTCCTCCTTCTTTTTCTTTAAAAGAAGAGGATGATGAGGATGACAATGAGGGAATTGCAGGTTTATCAATAGGAGATTATGATTATGGAACTTTTGGACCAAGTCCAATGGGCATAGGAGGTACGTCTGCTTTTTCTCGTACAGCAAGAGTAGATACTGCAATTAAACAAGGAGCTGTAGATCTTGCAGCTAGACAAGCAGAAGCAGAGAAGAAGAAAAAAGAAGAGGAAAAGAAGAAAAAATTAAAAGAACTTCAAGATAAAATAGATGCTCAAGGAGGTAACCAAGGAGCTACTTTTTCTGGAGGTAAAGTTACAGGTAGTTTAGGTCAAGGACAATCACCTCACTCTTCAATGTCAGATCGTCAAGGAGGTAATAGAAATGGACCAGGTGACATGGGGGGAGGAGTTGGTGGTCAAAGCATGGGACCTGGAGGACCTGGAGGACCGAGACGAGTGTAATAAAATATTATGGCAAAAATAGTAGTAAGAATACCTGAACCAAAAGCAGAATACGATGCTTCAACACAAAAACAAATTAACAGAGCTATACAGTCAATAGTCGATCAATTAAATTCTACTTTCCTACAAGAACTAAATGAAAAATCAGATAGATATTCATGGTTCAAGGGAGGTGGAGATAACAAAGAAGGATGGGGGTTTTAACATGAAGTTTAATATAGATAAAAAAGAATATGATAGTGATAAACTATCTGACAATGGTAAGTTAATCTTAGCTAGATTACAAAGTATAAAAGCTAAAAAAGATCAACTAACTATTGATTTTAGTGAATTAAATGTAATTGAAAAAAATTATTTAGATTTATTAAAAAAAGAGTTACCAAAAGAAGAAGAAAAGGCGGATGTCAAATAGATATAAAAATGCATTCTATACACCAAGTGGTCCAAACTCTGCAGACACTGTTTATACATGTCCAAATGAAACAACCACTATATTTCAAACACTACAGCTTACAAACATAAGCGGTAGTAAAAACGTTACTGTAAGTATTACAGACACTTCGGCATCTGCAACATTCGTCATAGCGTATGTAGAAATGACGGGGCCTTTAATTATTAACGTACTTAAGGGTTCTATTGTATTAGAAGCAGAGGATATCTTAAAGATTGAAACTACTGCTACATCTGGTATAAGTGGAACTGCGGCTTTACTTGAAACTACAAGAGTATATATAGCTGATTCAAGTGGATTAGGAGGCAATTAACATGGCGTTTAAAGAGCCTGCATCAGTAAGATATGAAATAATAAATGGTAAAAAAGTACCTGTTGTTGAGTGTGAAACTGAGGTAGTATTACGTAATAAAAATACAAATTACGAATACTCTTCTGATCAAGAAGCAGAGGATGATATCGCAGATCCAAATTCTCCAACAAAAAGAGAATACATTACAAGATCTTTAAAAATTAAAGTGGCTTCAATGCCACCACTAGGAGCAGCATCGGACGAATAATATGACAATAAGTAGAATGCAACAACCAAGACAGTTATACGGACTAGGTAGTTTAGTTAAATCTGTAACAAAAGCTGTTAAGAAAGTTGTTAAGTCACCTGTGGGTAAGGCAGCTATACTAGGTTTTGGTGGAGCTGGCCTTATGGGTATGGGTCCATTGTCAGGTCTTGCAGGTTTATTACCAGCCAAAGGTGCAGGAAAATTTTTATTTTCTCCAGTTCAAGGATCTGGAGGTGGAGGTTTATTTGGAAAAATATTAGGATCAAAGAAAGCTGTTACAGGTCTTATTGGAGGCGCAAGTTTATTAAGTGGACTTTTTGCCGGCAAGACAGAAGAAGAAGTAGAACAATTAAAAAGAGATCCGGCTGCCTTAAGAAATTATTTAAAATTATATTATTCAAATTTAAATCCAAATGCTTCGTCTGAAGAAGTAGATAGATTCGCTGATGCTAATATGTACTCAGATGGTGGTAGAGTTGGTTATGATGATGGTGGATCTGCATATGATAGATTAGAGGAGAAAATAAAAGAATTAATGGATCAAGGTTTAAGTAGAGAGTTAGCTGAAGCATTAGCTGAGTCTGGGTTATCTAAGGAAGCTTATACAATTCCGGAAAAAAAATCTGCAGGCGGTAGAGTGGGTTATGCCGTAGGTTCTCCAGGTCCTGCATCACCAAGAATTAGACCTACAGGAGGAGCATTGAGTAGAGCGCCCGCGCCTGGAACCATGCCATCACCATTCGCGCCTGCAGCCATGTCAACACCATTAATTAAACAAGCAACAGCGCCAAGAAGTTTTATTCCTAAAGCTGTTCCTAGAGCCATACCTTTACCTAAAGCTGTACCTGCAGGAGGACCAAGTGCAAAAACAGTTTCACAACTAGGTTCTGCTCAAGGAGCAACACCTTTATTTCAAAATGTGTTACAATATTTACAAAGAAGTGGACAACAAGTAACACCCAAACCCAAACAACCTGCACAACCTGCAACGCCAAAACCCATGCCTTTTGATATGTCTAGATATGGACAAGGAATTTTTACTGGAGGAATTGAAGATACAAGAAATATTGCACTAGCTAGATTAATGGGTCTAGGATACGACACGAGTCGTTTTGCAGACCCCATGGGCCCACCACCAGGATCATCATCAGGACCTATGATAATAGGGCCTGGAATGGCTGCAAAATTTAGAGATGAAGAAAATTTAGCAAAACTAATTAATCCTTCTTATGGTATGCAGTTACAAACAGATGTTGTAGGTCTTTTAAGTATGGCAAAAGATCTTGGAGAAAACTATACAATAGATCAAGCACTAAATTTTGATAAAGATGACGCTATGAGAATCATAGATGCCCATGCTAAAAAAAATAAATATGGTAAATATGCACCAAGGTCATCAGCAAATATATTACCTAAGTTTCCAGGGACCACTACCCCTCCAGCATCTCAATTTCCTACTCAAAGAGGAACTGGTTCTAAAGGGAGAGGAATTAATTATGCTACAGGTGGTAGCGTAGTGGATCAGGCATCAGGCATCATGAATCTACCTAAAAGAGTCCTC